NTCAGTTAATTCTACCATTTTAATTACCTATAAATTCTAATCTCTCTTGACATGTGGCTTTGTAATATTCCCTAGTTCCTCTGAAAAATACTTCCTCTACCATTAATATATCATAATATTTATTCTGCCACTTTATAACATCTAATCTAGATAAAGAAGTAATTGTAAGAACAAGTATAATATCCAGCTTGTGTACTCCCTCTTCTCTCTCTTCTACAAAAGATGGTTGGCTCCTAACTACTACACTAACAGTAGTAGCTGTTGCCCACTTGCTTACTTTTAAATTGGTTGTACTATTCCTGCTACTTTCCCAAGAATGTACATAATGAGAAATATCTTCTCCTTCTTTACTTAGAAGGTCCGTAAAATATACCATTATTTATTCACCATCATCAACATCTTTTTATGGTACCTATTAATTATATTACCTATAACCTATCTAATTGTTTATCATATTAAAGCTATACCCAGTTTCTTCTCTGGGAAATATTGATATTCTAATTCTAATACCCTTTCCTTTAAGGTAACTATTCTCCTTTCTAAATCTATTCCTACTCTTAAGTCCCCTATTCCATAATCTGCTGAACCAAAAGGAGTAGTAGATCTTAATAATGCACCTAATACCTTAAGTGCTACCTTTAATGTACACCATTCTCCTATAATATCTGTACTTAAGTTCCAACCATAATTATAAGTCATCTTTACTCTTTGATAACCTGCTGTTGGAGCATTAGCATAAAAGTATATAGCAAAGCCTAAATACTGATTAGTCTTAGTCCTCTTTTTCATTATCAAAAAGTCACTATCTGCTCCTGGTCCTTCTGTTAATGACGTCCAACTTTCAGCTGCTGTTAATGCACTAGCCCTTTTAGATAAACTAGCTACACTTACAATAGGAAGAAAAGGAGGAAAGAACATTCTATTAGCTATTTCCATATAGTTTTTACCTGCTATCATTTCCAACCAAGCTATAGTACCTGATTCTGGATAACTTATTTTAGCAGGTATATCTATTTTCTGATCTGTTAATGTGTAACTAGATAGAGCCCTAGCATCAACGTCAGCCTCTACTTCTGTTATCCATTGAGCTACTTGAGCAGTAGTAGGTTCAGTACTTTCAGTAATAGTAAACTGAGTTACTCCTTCTACTTTAGTTTCATCTGTATAAGTACCCATTTAGCCCACCTAAGATTCATCATAAATTATAGTATATTCCCAAAATCCTCTTGCATGTACAACAGTCCACCCATAAATATGGGCTATAGTTAAAGTAGCTAACCATGTTTCTACCGCTGTATCTATATCAATATCTGTATTATTATCTGCCTGTCTATACATAGCAAATTTTACTGTTAAAGCCATTTAACCAACCTCCTTATTCTTGCTCTTCCTCATATTCCAATTTCTTAATATCATTAGCTCTTAAGAAACTATCTATAGCTTTAGACAATTGAAGTAAGCTAACATAACCACTTATCCCAACTGCTTTTAAAGTTGTTAAATTTTCAGTAAGTACCTGAGCTGAACTAATCTCTAATTCCTCTTCACTATCATCATCATAAGTAACTGTCAATTTAGTTTTATTAGTCATATTAATCTCCTACAATAATTCCGCAATTTTACTAATTAGTACAGTTAATATAGTTATACAAATACCTATTACTGCACCTATCTCTTTCTTAAGCATAGATATATCATTACCTTGCTTAATCATTTCTTTAGTGGCTACTTTTCTCCATTGTTTAGGTTTACTTTCTAAACCTATAAGCTCATAAGCACAATCTTTATCTTTCTTGCCCATTACCATCCTTCTACTCTTACTTTTATTATTCCTTTCCTTCCTTCCTTAATGGGACCAATTAATATACATGGTCCACCTTTTTCCCATCTTAACTTAACTGGTTTACCAGTCGTCATACTATATCCCATAGCAAAGAGAATATTACTAAAGCCTGTATCTATCCTTCCTTCTTCAGGGCCTTCATATACTATATGAAATATTGCCAATTTGAGATGTGGGGCTATTGCCCCTCTCCATTCAGTCTGTATTTTGAGCAACTGATTAACTCCCTACTACTATCACTTTGAGATAGTCACTGGCTGTAAATTCATTACCTATAGTTATAGTCTCGTCACCATCTGTCCATGTAGAACTTACCCAAGCAGCAGTTGTAATATCCGTTACACCAACCCAAGATATATGATTTAAGTAAGGACTTATTTCCAGTGTTATAGCTTGCTTAACAGTATCCTGTACTTTAAATATGAATACCTTTAATGCTCCCCATTTCTCTTGTTTTTCTAAAGTAATTGTCAAAGTCATCTATATATAACCTCCTTACTTATCTTTCTTTTTAACTTCTTTAACCTCTACTATTTCTGGTTGATCTATTCTCTTACATAGTTCAATTTCAAATCTACCTACCCCAGTAAATGCCTTAAATCTTTCTTTAATAGTATTATATTCAGACTCTTCCAAAAGAACTTCATTTTTCCCTTCTTTCTTTGCTATTCTAAATTTATCTAGAATTTTATCTAACCTTAAAAGTTCAGCCATTCCTAATTGTACTTTGGTTGATTGACCAGAAGCACAAACAATGTTTTCAATAGATGTGACTACTTCATAGGGAATAGGCTTCGCTCCCATTTGAAGAGTTACCATGTAAGGTTTAATATTTATCTTTACTGCTTTCATCAACATCATCCTCCTGTAATTAAACCATCTATACTATTTTAAGTATAAACTGCTTAATATATCTATCCCTTTCTTTTACAAAAGGGTAAGGAAGCTTAAAAAAATAGGTTTACCAACCTACAAATATAGCCCCTATTAAGCGAACTTAAGAGCACCGTCACCTCTGTCGTATGACATTGTAACAGTAGTTCCTTGATCATCTTGGAATTTCAATAACTTTACTCTGTCTGTATCATGAACTGTCGTTCTAGTACCTGAACCATCTATTAGAACATCATATCCTTTATCATTAGTTACATTTATTGAATCTATCCTAATACCTGAATCCATGAGTCTTCCATTTCCACCTACTGCTTCATTCATTATCCATAGACCAGTATCAACAGTTGTAATAGTTTCTCCTGTTCCTACAGTTTGAATAAGTACCTTAATTCCTGCTAAGTTTGCACAACTATATGTAGTCCCCTTACTGAATTTAGCTTCTAAACCATATATATCTCCAGAAATTGTTGCTGTTCCTGCTGCTACATTAGCTTCAAATTTACCTCCCGTTAATGAAGCTGCATATTTACCTGCAGCTACCTTTGCTTGTGCATAGAAACATCTAACATCTGGTCCTGCACTAGCAGCTGATGAAGTTATTATCATCCTTATTCCAGTAACATCACCACTAGTTACTGAATCTGTAAAGTCTAACCACATACAATTTATTGCAGTTGTGAAAGTTAAGCCATAAGTCTTAATCATAGTATTAGTCCAAGCAGTAGTACTACAATTAAATGCATCCTGAACTGCTCCAGTAATAGCTATTCCAGTTGTACAAGCTCCAATGTCTATTGCTGTAGTAGTCTCATCACCTAAATCTATTCCTGTAGTTGCAGTACCAGTAAATGCTATACCAGTAGTAACATCTCCTATATCTATAGCTTTAACTACCATACTGTCTCCAAAGTCTATTCCTATATCCCATGCTGTACCAGCCAGAATAACAGTATTTATGAACATCATTCCTATAGTAGAACCAGTAATTCCTTCTCCAGCCGCTTCATAAGGAGCATGCATAACTATACCATGATAATTACCTGTTATAGCTTTATCACCTTTATAAGTGATAAGTAAACCACATAATCCATAGTTAGTTCCATCACCCACTGTAAGTGTACCTGAAGTATGTGAAATAGCTTCTGTTCTAATTTCAAGACCTATTCCACCGTATGAAGAAGTATATTCCAAATATCTTCCTTTATAGGTCATTCCATCAGAGAATCTAGTATTCAAATACATACCATGTATTACACCGTCAACATTACCAGCAGCTTCTATTCTGATCCTAGCACATCTTACGTCACAGTTCCTTTCACTTCCAGCGTCTCCAACATAGTCTTCAGTAACCTTCATGTAAAAGTCTACGGCATGCATGTGTTTATGTGTAGTAACTTGATCTGTTTCAGCACCTGTTTCTACCCATACACCAAAAGCTATAGTATCTTTTACTTCATTCTTTACTCGTTCAGCTAAATCAAAATTATAAACGCCTAAGCAGAAATTCTCATCATTAATATTATCAGGTGAACAACTTAAATAAGTCTTCTTAGGCATAGCAAGAGTAAATCCTCTCTTATCTATACCCCTACCTGCAAATATTGGACAAGGTGCTTCGGCTGTTGCTTCTGTTATTGCCATTTTTTAATATTCCACCTCTTTTAAATTTTACCCTTTTGTCATTTTATGACTATGATTTACCACCTTAAAAAACCCGATGGTTGGGATAGGATTAATATTCAACTATAGTCCCTAATTAGACTATTGTAGTTCTCTTAGTTTACCGTGACAATTAAACCGATAAGCTCTTACTTCCATCATAGTCTCAAACATACCTTTATAGGTTAAGTATCCTCTATGTAGAAAGTCTTTGCCTGAACCTGTCTCAGCATAGACTGTTGGTTTAGCTATTGCAAGCTTTAGATAGTCTGTATCTAAGTAGTAAATTCTACTTATTGTATCAGATGCACAGTGCTGACTTGGTATAATAGGTATACCATGATATGTAGAGACCATAAAGCCTGCTTCTACTCCTGGTGCTTGTCCTCTGACTCCACCAAATGTAGGAACAATCCTTGCTGTATCTACAAATCTACGTTCAGCTTCTAATAGCTGTTGCCATCGCATCAAAGTGTCAGTACCTGTCAATAAGACCTTAGGTATTCCACCATAATCCCATACATTCTGTAGAACTGTATCTATCAGAAGTAAGGTTAGGTCTCTGTCACTTGTACTGTTATGGCTTACATAAGCATCGTAAGTTGTAGTTGGATTTCTATCCAGAGAAGTTCCCCTAGTTGCATAGAGGTCATGGTCTGTGGCTGCATAACCACTACCAGCATTCTCTGCATAAGAAGCTACAACTCTGTCAATGCTTTCTATATTGTCTCCAGCTGGTGTATTAGCGTCCAATCCAAGTTGGTAGTTTAGACAGAAGGCATGCTCTTTACCCGTTTCCTCTCGGTAATAAGGTAGCAAGTCAACTGCGTCATCTACTCCACTCAAAAAGGCTACGTCTTCACCTATGTCAAAGACATGAGCCATAGTCTTAGGTTCTGTATGTATCTGGGCAAATGTTAGACTGTAAGGACTAGGTACTGCTCCACCTGTAGAAGCGTCGGTATTTACTCCTCCGCCACTAGTATGGGCTGCTGTAGTCAATACACGCCAACCTGACTTGATCCAAGGTTCTTTAGGTAGAATAGCAAATATGTTTGCTTCTAGGTTCAGCCATGACCATACTTTCTTTCCCCACAAAGGTTCCCAGAAAGTACCGGCCGTGTAAGTACCTGGAGCAACTACACTCTCTTGAGCTTTCCTAATTAGCTTATTAGGACCATAGAACTGTTCCATTAATTCTTCCATTGTTTGAGCGACCATGATTATCTACCCTCAAATCTCTTAGAGAGTTTTCTAAATTCTTCCTTAGACATCTTATTTAAAGCTTCCATGCTTAGATCAACAACTTCTTCTGTTGGACTCTTTAGGACTTTAGTCCTCTTCTCAGCAGGGTTAGAGAATCTCTTCTCAATTGCCTTGTCAACAGATTTACCAACAGCAGTAGTAATCATTTCAAGCAATTTAGCTTCACTCTTCTCTTCTTCCTCTTCTGGTTTCTCTTCTTCTTCATCCTGTTTCTCTGCTGAACTGTCAACTGTTACAGTGACAGCCTTTTCCACTTTCTCTTCTTCTTCAGGTTTCTCTTCCTCTTCCTCTTGTTTCTCTTCTTCCTCAGGCTTTTCTTCCTCTTCCTCTTGCTTAGGAGCCATTCTAAGAATAGCATCTGTAAGTTTATCTATCTTTGCAGATAGTTCAATTACATATTGAGGTGTCTCTGATTTGTCCACTTTCTCTTCCTCTTCTTCTGGTTTCTCTTCTTCTTCTTGCTTACCAGTTTTATCTTTCTTTGCCAATATTAATCTCTCTTAATTTTGTTTTGTTCGGATTTATATTTCCGTAACTGTAAAATAGCCTTCTCCAATCTTCCAAGAGAAGACTTTATAATACTTTTATCAATCTTACCAAATGATGTTCTTAAATCAGCTGGACCTGACGTCCATAACCAACCACAGAATTTATCTGGATCATCTGCAAATGACCTTGCCCTGCTAGTACAAGCTTCCCACCAGTCTTTAGGAGGCCTACCATTCTTTTCCATTTTACTAATAGCTTTATCCAATCTAGAAATAGCTTTTAAAATTACTAAATCATATTTCTTTTCTTTTAAAGGTTTAGCAAGTTCTTCCGCTTTATCCCATATTTCATCTCCACTCTCCATTCCTTTTGGTTTATAAAGAACTACACCATTTCTAATATTAGCCCAAGCTAAACCTGTACCTGCTATATTATCTTTATATTCCCTATTTAATTTACCATAAAGAGTAACAGATTGACCATCTTTTAATTCATCAGTTAAAAGTTCCCATGATTTTTCATCTCTAGGATCTTCAATAGGTATTCTTTTAGGTTTTCCTTTTCTAGAAGATATAGAAATATTTAAAGAACCATCAGGATTTTTATAAATACCACCATTAAAATCTGTTTTAGTATTTATTAAAATATGTCTACCATTAATTGTTATCCATTTTCCCTGTTTAATTAAATTTATAGCTTTATCCAATTTATTAATAGCTACTAATATAGGACAAGCACAACTTTTCTTTTTCTTCTTACCTTCAACTGTACGTTGTATACTTGCACAATAAGCTTCTGGATTATTCTTATTCTGATTTTGTCTTACACAATCTGCAAAGTCTTTATATCCTGCAAACGGCTTACTAATAGGTTCTCCTTTCATTCTTTTAACTATAGTAAAAACTGATGGTTTATTAGCTGGTTTATCTACTACAGCTATTTCATGTAGTTCCATCTTATCTATTCTAGTATAGCATGTACCTTCACATACTACTTCACTAGCTAGTGCTTCTCCTCCTATACTAAAACCTGTAAGCTTCTCATTCTCTATTAATTCTCTAGTCTGCTTACCCTTTTCTATATCTTCTCTTACTTCGGCCACTATGAATAGACCTGTATCATCTACTCCACTCTTCCATACTTGGCCTTTACTATCAACATAGCCCGGTAAGACCTTAATAACTGGTATATTAGTATGCATGAGTGAACCTATATTAAATCCACTATCTTTAAAATTCTCCCAAGCCTCTTTAAGGACTGGAATAGGTATTAATTCATTTTGACTATCTATAACTTCTACACTAGCGTAGCCTGCTATAATTAACTTACCTCTTTCCTGAAGCATCTTAGCTATAGGAAAAGAAATAGTAATATCAGCTTTTACAGAAGGTATAGGCAAATGATCCAATAAGGCCTGCACTAAAGGTTCTCTAAATAATTTAGAATGGTCCCCTAAAGGACAAACTTCTTGTTCTGACATATTATCTTTAACCATTTCTAGAGGGTTTAAAAGACTGATAGGCACTTCATAAAGTTTATAGGTGTTTGGCTCCTATCAGCCTTTCCAATTAAACTACTAATACACCCTCTTTGTATTACCTATAGTTTAATAAGTATAAAGAGATATATAAACTTTTACGTTATTAAGTTATTTTGTTAAATAGTAACGTTTAAATAAGTTAAACTCCTTATACTATTATAGGAGATAAATTTTGTTAAAGGCCAAGCTAATTAAAATAGATGATAAAATTTGGAGATTAGTTAAAGCATTTGCAGCTCTTAACAATTTAAAACTTTATGAAGCGCTAGCTTATCTTCTTGCTAAAGGAATTAAATTTTCTCATTCAGAATTTTCTAAAGGTCTTAATATAGAACAAAATGATATTATTAATCTTATAATTAAACTTCTAGAGGAGAAAAAAGAATGAGAAAAAATAAACCTATTAAACACTTAAGATTTGAACTTACTCCTAAACAGTAT